AAAAAATCTGCATTAGCTACACCAGAATCAAAAAATCTAGTTGTTTCATCATCAAAGTTTCCTGATGCTGAATCAAATAATTCTGAAGAATCTAATATGATTGAATTATCTGTAACTACAGTATTTGTTAATGTTCCTAAAAAATTTGGATGTTCGGATTGTGTTGCTACTGCGTTAAAATTTTTTACACTTGCAACATTAGAAATAATAGCTGTTGCATTTGAACTAAAATTTCCTGATTTATCAACAGCTTTAATTAAATATGTTCCAGCTCTACTTGGCACTACAACTGATGTACCTGGTCTTGAAAGTTTAGTAACTAAATTAACTGAGTCTTGCCAATCAGCAGTGCCATCAGTTTTTTCTGAAAATCTAATTTGATAGAATGCAAGATCAAGATCTTCTACAGCATTAAACGAAAGATGAGCCTCATCTCCAACTATATTACATGCAAATCCTGTCACATCACTGGGAGGATCTGACTCACCAATTACAGAATGTTGCCCAGATAAAAAAGAACTTTTTACTCCAATACTAGATATTGCTCTAATTCTTACATCATAAGTTATACCTTGTTGCACTCCAACTATTTCAAATGATGGCTGAGTTCCGATACCTATGTCAATAAATGTAGAATCTGTTGATTTCTTAAATTGACATTCATATCTGCCAACAAAAGCATTATCACTTTCAGTTGCAGATACAGTAAGAACATTAACTAAAATTCCTTCATTAGATATTCTTAATTCGTCACTTAACACTAAAGTTGTTGGAGCTTGAACTGTAAATGCTGATGGTAAATTTATATTATTAGATGATGTAATAGTTGTTTGGTTTGATGCACTATTATAATCATAAACAGTTGAGCTATACTCCTGGAGAGTTAAGCTCACTGTTAGATTTTCATTTAATGTATATGAAGTTATTAAAAATTCTTTAGATGAAAATCCTAATTTACTTATTGTAAGTGTAACCACATCTCCAACAGATAAATTAATTAATGTTGGTTTACAGATCATATTAACCGAAATCATTTGTCTTGATTGATTTAATAATATCAAAGCTATTCTTTCAGCCATTGCTATGTTAGTTGTATAATTTAATTGTATTTCTCTTGATATAGTTTCTCCATCATTTGTTTGAAATGTAGTATTTTCTTGAACTGGAAAATCAGTTGCTACATAATTATTATCTTCATCTGCAAAAACTCCTTTAATCTGGTTATAAATATCTTGTCTTTTTGGTTTTGCTCTAACAGATATTTCACCAGCTAAATCATCCTCTGTTATTGCTTTTACTGAAGATCTAGCTTTACCAACTTTTAAAACAAATTTACCCTGTTCATAAGTCAAAGTTCCAACACAGCTTGATAAAATATCTTCAATAATTTCAATTGGTTTTTTATCTAATGAAACTACACCATGACATTCGTATCTATTTTGTGTTGATGAGTCTTTTAATGTTATAGAATCTTCACAATCATTTGCAGAGCTTGTAAATGATGTTGTGTCAATTTCTGATGCACTAGCTCCCATTCCATCAGATGATGTTAAATAATCAAAAACAACTAAAGCTGGATTTGTAGAATATGCTGTATTTGATGTTCTAAAGTCTAATAATTTTTTACCTTTAACTAAAGCTGATATATTTGGAATACCATTTGGATATATATCTGCATCAAATTCTAGTCTTACATAAATATAAGCTATTCCTCTAAATCTGTGATTCGCTGTAATATTACTATCTTCAGAAACCAAATCGGAATCTGCTGTTTGATCAGCAGTTCCGAGTTTGGTCTTGATTCTAGCTTTGCCACTATAAGTTCCAGTATTTACATTTCCAGAACCATCAAGATCGGAGCTAAGAGTAATTGCAACATCATTGAAAAAAACTTTATCAATAGATTGCAATTCATGACTAGCTAGACCAATAACTAAGTGTAAAAATTTATTATCAGATGTTGATGTTGTTGATGTTGTACTAGCATATAATAAAGTTCCTGATTTTTTTACTTCACCATAAACTAATTGTCTTGCTGATATTGGAGATCTTATTAATGTAGATCTATTAACTACTTCCGAATCAAAACCACCTAATGTTGGTTCTTTTGGTTTTCCAGCAAGTTTTTTATAAGCAAAAGAAAATATAGCAGTTGCTATAAATGAAACAGCAAATTGCTTTAATCCCATTGTGAATAAACCTCTAATACCACCTCTTTTAGCTACAGATCCAGCTACAGTTTTTGCAACAGATTTTACTGCTCCAGTTATTATAGATGCTATACCACTAAATAATCCCATTAATTTTCAACTCCCCAAAATAATTCTTTTTCTACTAATTGCTGAATAAACTCTAATCCAACATCACCACTAAATTTTTGTAATTGATCATTGTTTGTATATCTGCTTATTCTTTGTCTCTCCCAATCAATCAATCTATTTTCTATTTCAATAACTATAGTTGCTGTTTCTCCATCTATTTGAACATTTTGTGTATCTACTTTGCCTTTAAAAATAATAAATGGATCTGCATGTAATGTATAATTAGCAGTGTTTAAAAACCCTAAAAATAATGTTGCATCTTTATTTTTAAAATTTTCTGTCAAAGCTATTGATACATTTGAACTTGAAACTCCAGAAACTGTTAATTGAATCCCACTCGCCTGGAGCTCCTGGGATTCCTCAATAGATGATATATTAGCTATTCCAGATCCACCTACATAATTATTACCATCAAAAGTTATATCTCTGTCAGATGTATTTAAAAATAAAGTTCCAGATGTATATTCTATTTTAATAAAATGAACTGGAATGATAACAGAATCATCCAACACATTAGAGTTGGCTGTAACTAAAGTTTTACTCATTTAGAATACCTCTATAGCAGAAAATGAAATGCTATAAACATCACCTATACTTTGACCCCAGGTAACATTATCATCAACTAATTTCATTTCACATTTTGGATTAGATGTAGTGATACTTGCATCATCAGATGGAGAAGATCTTAAACTTGGTGAAAAATTAATAGTAACAGCTCCAGCACCATTAGATGTTGCATCATCAGTAACCATTTTTAATTCAGAGTTTACTTCAAAATAATCTCCAGCTTTTAAAACTGTAGTTGATGCCTGGGCTCCATCACATATTAAACTATTTCCTGTTTGACTTGCACCATTAACTAATAATGTTGATCCAGCAATTGTTCCTAATGGAGATGTAGCATTTGGATCAAAACCATTTAATGAATTAACTTGACCCCTTAGCTTAGTTAAAAAAGCTATGACTACTTGAGCATCAGCTCTTTTTAATGGTGAGTAAGTTATATTCAAATACCATCTGCCACCAGTTCTAGCTAATGTTTGAATTGAATTAGATATTGGCGAAACAAAAGTTTCAGTATTTTCTTCTAAGCCAAAAGAAGAAGATCTAAAATCAGTTTGTTTTGGTATGGTTAAAGTTGTCATTATTTTAATCCCATTGCTTTTGTCATTATACCACCTCTTGATCTTGCCTCAATAACTGCCTGGACAGATTGTTCTCTAATTAATGGTAAAGCATTAAATATTTCAGCTCTTACCGAATCATTAACTGATGGCATTATATTTAAAGTTTGATTTACAGTAACAGATCCACCAAGAGCATTATTAGGTACTATGGTTCCAGATCTTCCTGGTACGAAAAGCTCTGTGCCTTTTTCTCCAACTAAAAATGGCTTTCCACCAGATACTGATCCACCTCCAGCTTTAGGAGTTATTCCACCGATAATAGCTCCAATTCCAGTTTTTATAGCTCCACCTAAAGTCTCAGCTAATGGATCTGTGATGGCTTTTCTAAATGTTAATCTGATAATATCTTGACCAATTTGTCTTATAGCATCTGATAATTTTTTTGCCTCAAATACTGCATCCTCAAAACCAGTTGCAATAGTAGTTCCAAATTCTTTACTAGCATCTTGTAATCTTTTTAATCTGGATGTTAATTCTTTAAATTTTTCATTATTTTGATTTAAGCCTTTGTTTAAATTTTTTGCAAATCTATCAACAAATATAGCTCCTGTTTTTTCTGACTCAAATCCAATTTGTTTTATAAATTCTACTAAAGCAGAAAAATCAGATTTAGCAATTGATATTGGAGCTAGATCTTCTTTAAAAAATACTAAAGCATTTCTTATATCTATAAAAGCATTAGCAACAGATTCTAATCCAGCTTTGAAATTATTAACAAAAGCCTCTGTTAATAATGTAGCTTTTATAAAAAATTGTTTTAAATTTTCTAATCCAGTTTCTCTAAATGATTTTAGAGCCTCGTCTATTTTATTAAATACACCAGCCAAAACTCTGCCAATTGCTTTAGCTAAACCATCACTATCTGATACTGCATCTGTTAAAGTGTTTGTAACATTTTTTAATGATTGTCCAAAACCTGATTCTCCAATGATGTCTTGAAAATTTCTTAATGCAATTCCAAAGTTTGAAAATGCAACATTTAAGTTACTTAATCTTTTTTGTGTAGCACCACCAAATCTTTGATCTAATCCTGTAATTAGAGCACTGATAATTTTTTCAGAACCTTCTGCTGTTTTACCTAATTCAGAAACTTCTAAACGAGTAATTCCTAATTGTTCATTTAAAATTGTAAATACAGGAATACCTCTATCAAAAATCTGATTTAATTCTTCTAATCCTAAACCACCACCAACTGATCTAGCAATAACTCTTGTTAATGCCTCAAATACACCTAAGCCATCAACTGCTGATGCAGATGTATCTGTAAATGTTGTAAGTAATTTTTCTGTAGGTTCTATTCCAGCACCTTTTAAAGTAATAAATGCTTTTGTTAGATCTTCAACACTAAACTGAGTTCTAGTTGCAAAATCAGAAATTTCTCTAAATCTTTTATTTCCTTCTTCTACAGATCCAAATACTGAGGCAAGACCAGATCTTAAATCTTCAAATTGTGCATTAGTTCTAGCAATAGATCTAATAATTACAGCTCCACCAAGTCCTACTAGAGCTCCCTTCAAACTAAATACAGCACTTGATAAACCTCTTACTGATTTACCAACTCCTTTAAATATAGCTTTAGTTCTATCAACTGCTGATATTGTAAATTTTAAACCTTTACTTGCCATGTTTTTTCAACCTATCCCTTTCATCTTTTATATTAAAATAGGCTATCCATCCATTATATTCTTTTACTGACATCAATTTTATTTCATAAACTGATTTATGTAGTAATTCTGCTAGTTGATATTCGTTAAATAGATTCTGGTCTTTTTTTAAGTTTTTTTTTCCTCAGCAATAGATGTGTCTCCTGTTATTTGTTTGGCTAGTCTTGAAATAACAACAGGATCACATTCTGTAAGTAGTTTTTTTCTATCTTCTAGTTTAAATGCTTTATTACCATCTTCGGTTTCGCATTTCATAACTATAAGATCTACTAATGCCTCAATCTCATTTACTTTAGATTTTTCCCATAATCTTCTTTGCTCATCAAGATTTAAAGGTTTTACAACAAATGCAGTATTCCATTCTGGAACATGAATTGTTTTTGAATCTTGTAAACTAAAATGTTGAATAGCTTTATCAATTACTGACATAAATTAATATTAGACAGTTGAATGTGTAACACCACCAGTTGCTTGAAAACCAAAAGATCTTTCTACTATTTCATTTATAGTTTGAGAAACACCAACTGATGTTATCAATACAGATGCCTGTATTTGTCTTTCACCAGATTGTCCACCTTCTGGAAATAAATCTAATGTAACATTTGCTCCAACTAACATAGCCTCTTGTCCATTTGTATCTGTTCTATCAAAATGACAAGTTATAGTTCCTGTTGCCTCTCTAATTCCTGAGACAAAAGATTTAAAGCTATCACCCATGCCAGTATCTTCAATGATATTATCTGTTTCAGTAATATCAAAAGATTTAATCTCAGCGACTTGGTTGCCACCTATTTTTACTACACCTAAATTTCCACTTACTGTTGCCATACTCTCTCCTTTAATGTTTTAGATGTATTGGTCAAGTTTAAATTAATGCCTCTACATCTGATTGTGTGGTTCTATATTGAACAGTAAATACCATCCGAACCACTCCAATGGGTAAACTGCCTTCATTAGCTAAAGTAACCTCAGTTGAGCTAATAAAATGATTTTTGCATGTGCCATTTAATGTACTGTCCACAGCTAAAGCCTCCTCCACCTCTTTTGATATAGTATCAAGTGTGTTTTCTATACTTGAGTTTGCACTAGCAAATCCTTCTACTACTAAATCAACAGATCTTAATAAATTACCTATTGCATCCAGTTCTGAGCTCTCTGATAATGTATAAACATTTAATAATGGTAATTTTGATTGCTCATTTGGATAAACTCTTGAATTAAATACATTAGATCCTGTTGTGCTTAATCCTGTTAAATAAGTAATAACTTGATCTCGGATTGTTTTTCTTTGATGTGCCATTATGCTGTCTCCAGGAATATTTCTGTAATACCAGTTCCATCTTTTAATATTTCTGCAACTGTATAATTAGTTGAATTTACTACAACCGAATCACCATGAGCTAAAGATGATATATCAGAAGATCTACAAGTTATTCTTGGTCTATGAGATGTAATTCCAGCCTCTCCTAATCCAAGTGTCTCATCTGGTTTATCAAAGATAACATTTATTGTTGATGCACTGCCTCCTGATGGAGTTACAGTAGCACTGACTCCAAATTCATCTGTATTAAAATAAATAGATCTTATATCTCCATCTTCTACTGCCATTATAATAAATCCTTTATTAAATTATTTAATTTTTTATTTTTTTTATTTTGCAATATTTTTACTAGATCTTTTGAAAAAATATCTACATATTTTTCCTCAGTTCTAAGTTTTAGTTTTAACCTATTATTGAAAAAAATTACATGTAATAATTCATGTATTATAGTGATTAGTAAAAGATCATGATCAAGATCTACATTTAGCTTGATTTTTTTCTTATCAAGATCTGCCTCACCATCAATTCTGTTAGTTTCTGGATTGTCTTTTTTTAAAGGTATGAGCTCCCACTTTTTACCCTTTATGAATATTTGGTTTGGGAGATCCATTTTTTTTATTTTTATTTTTTCTTTTAATAATTTTTAATGTGCTTTTTTTAAGTCCAATAGCTCTATTCATTGTTGAGCTGGTTTTTCCTAAATCCAATTGTTTCATGTTTTATTTGTCCAGGAGCCGATTATTTTCGGCTCCTAGATTCGAGTTGATGATTATGCAGTTTCGTCAATGTCTAAGATTGCAGAAAAACTATTAATGTGTCTTACTGCTACATCCATTCCAGTGAAGAAGTTTAATCTTACTGTACCAGCACTTGAGCCAGTAAATGGATCAACTAACACATCTAATCCTGAGTAATAACCAATTAATAAGTCTTGGAAATTACCGAATAGCATAGCATGAGCTGTTCCTGACAATGAACCTTTAGTTAAATCCTTAGGTAATTGTGATGATTGATAGACTCTGTAACCATTTAATTGATCAGCATTATCCATAATCATTACTGAATCAGTTGATGAAACTTTTGGAGTTTTTCTCATCTGATATATTACCTCTGGAGTTGCAACATAACCTAGTGATCCTCTAAGAGCACTATTTTTAGCAACTTCTTTGATTAGATCAATTGTTGCATCATAAGTTATTGCACCACCATTAGTTCCAATAGCAACTGTTGGTAAACTTCCAGTTTGGATTATTCCAGTTGGTTCGTTAGATGCTCCACCCTCAAATGCAACTTCGTCTATTTTAAGACCAATTTGCTGAGTCATGTCGTTTCTAACAATTTGCTCAATAGATGGATCAGAGTTGTTAATTAACACTCTTGATAAGTCCACAAATCCACCTAGAGTTCTTTCTGTCATAGTTACTTGATCGAAAGCCTGGTTAGTTTCTGATGTTGCAGAGTTTTCAGCAACGAAACCTACAGTTCCTTTAGTTGTTAGTCTTGGGATTTTAATGTCACCTTTT